GGATTACATATGGTTTAGAAAAGGAATTTGATTTAAAGAATGTCGCACTGTTGAAAGATAGATGGGGAAATTTAGTTAATGAACTGCCTGATTATTTTGAAAAAGAATTTAATACACCTGTCGTTCCACCTTATCGTTTAGAATTTGGTTCTAGATTTGATCCTAATAAAGGATACATACATGTTGATATACAAAGTATTGATGAACGTGGACAGTTACCTCACTTAGAAATAAGTTGGGATGTAAGTAAACCCATTCCAATAGGAAATAATAAGGTTGGAGAAATACTAGCCAATCACGTTATTGAACATCTGGGTTGGATAAATCTTGTGCCAGTATTGACAGACTGGTATCGCATATTGTGTGGTAATGGGAAATTATTTATTCGCACTCCTAATCTTGAATTTATAATGAATTCCTATAAAAATAAACAGTTGTCTAGAGAACATCCAGATGATGAAACAAATATAAGAAAGTATTACGGAAACATAACTCCTTGCATGTGGGCTAATTTGAAATTATTTAGTGGACAAAATTATGAATCTAATTTTCACAATCTTTGCTTAGATCAATCAACATTAATGAGTGTGAGTAGAAGAATTGGATTTAGATATTGTCGACCTTTTGAAGGAAGAGAATATTCTCCTGGTGAATTGAGGATGGTGTTGATAAAGTGAAATAAATTCAAACCACAAGCCTTTTTAAATCAAAAAGACTAGCGTAGACGGCTTTAAGATGGGTTAATAGGCTAGGGTATAAAGGGGGTTAGTAATGGCTCAAAGTAGTTCTACGATACAATGGTTAAGCGCAGATGGTACTCCCTTTAGGTTGCTTACCCCATTAAGTGCAGTATTAGATAATAGTCTTCTTATTGAAGAATTAAAAATTGCATTAGAAAATAACTGTATTGTAGATAGAAAAACTAATTGTTGGAATTGGAATTTAAATAAAGCAGGTGAAAAATATGGATGGATATATTATATAGATAATAGACAAATTGGTGTTCATAGAATAATGGCTTCTTTAACTTTTTATGGATTTAATATCGATTCGCCATTATTCGTTTGTCATAAATGTGATAATCCTTCTTGTATTAATCCAAAGCATTTATTTATTGGTACTCAACAAGATAATACTGATGATATGGTAAAAAAGAAACGTCATGCATTTGGGGAAAAAAATGGACATCATAAACTTACAGATAAAGATGTTATCAATATAAGATTTCTTTATTCTAATGGAGAAACTATGTTAGAATTATCAAAAATGTACGATGTGTCTAAAGAACAGATTCGTAATATAATTCATAAAATTAGTTGGAAATACATTTAGGAGATAGAAATGTTACAACCGTCAGCAGTACTCAAGGAATGTTCAGAGACTACCTCTACAGTTGCTAAAGCGCAGCATTTAGCAGCAAATAGTACGGAAGAGTTGAAGAAAATTTTGAATTACGCTCTTGACCCATTTAAAGTCTATGGGATCAAACAATTTGAGTTTGCAGAGCCTATGGTTAATGAGGGTGGTTATTATCATATTCAAGTCACAGACACAATGTTCACGTTATTGGAAAAATTCATGAAACGTGAAATAACTGGAGATGCAGCAAGAAACGAAATAAAACGACTATCTGGAATGATGACAGAAGAAGAACAAGATATTTTCTATAAGATACTTAAAAAAGATTTGAATTGTGGTGTAGCTGAGGGAATTGCAAATAAAGTTTTCCCAAAATTAATTCCTGAATTTGAACTTCAGTTGGCTCAGCCATCAAAGTTTTTGAAACGTGTTCGATATCCATGTCTTGTGCAGGCCAAATATGATGGGGTGAGAGTAGTGGCACTAGTAGAACCTAAAGAAAATGATGTAACTTATTATTCGCGTAACGGAAAACAGTTTATGAATTTTAGTTGTTTCAATAAAGAACTTTTACAATTATCTAATAAAGAACCTAAAATGTTTGATGGAGAAGTTATTGGTCCAAGAGGTGATGATTTCCGTGGCATTATGCAACAGTGTCGTAGAAAGTTTGATGTAGAACCTGCTGGTCTTAATTTTAATGTATTTGATTGGATGCCTATGCATCACTTTGTTAGGCAGGTTGCGACATTGTTACAAAGAGATCGTACTGATTGTTTAATAGAACTTTCAGAAAAAAGAGATACACAACAAAGAGTATTTGTTGTCAAAGGTCAAATTTGTAATTCTGAAGAAGAACTTATGGATTATTATGATGGTTGTGTGCAAAATGGATACGAAGGTATAATAATAAAAGATCTTGATGGTGAGTATGAATTTAAGCGTTCAGTCTCGTGGATAAAAATGAAGCCGAAGGATACAATCGACTTAAAAGTTACAGAGATTCAAGAAGGAAGAGGTAAATATGCTGGAAAACTTGGTGCATTTATTGTAGAACGAGAAGGAGTGGTTATTAATGTGGGGAGTGGTTTGAAAGATGAAGAACGTATATCTTTAGAAGAGGCACAAAAGTTGTATGTAGGTAAGGTGATTGAGATAGAGTTTGATTCGATTACACCAGATAAATCTTTAAGATTTCCTAGATTTAAGCGTGTAAGGGAAGATAAGTGACTGAATTAGAAAAAAGTTTTGAAGATTTAAATCCTTGGTCTACTAGATTTTTAATAGGAGATCAAGAATATGGAGGTTCTTATAAGGCTTATGAAGATATAAGAATAAGTCAATTTGAAACTAGATTTTCAAAATCAAAACATATTTTAGAATTGGGATCTTTAGAAGGTGGACATAGTATAAGATTAGCATTGAATCATAAAGTAACTGCCATAGAAGGTAGAAAAAAGAATATAGAAAAATCTGAATTCATTAAAAAGTTGTTTTTTATAGGTGACGAATTAAAATTTGTTGAATCTAATTTAGATATGATAAAAGATTTTAGTGATTATAAAGATTGTGATGTTGTTTTTTGTGTAGGAGTATTGTACCATTTAGATAAACCTTGGGAATTGATAGAAAAGATAAGTAAAATAACAAAGAATCTTTTTGTATGGACTCATTATATAAAAGATGAAGAAGTAGCTTGTGAAGAAAATGGATATAAAGGCAAAAGAATGGGTGAAGGAACAATTGAAATATCAACAGATGGATTAACTCCTTTTGCATTTTGGTTCAATAAAGAATCTTTATTAAGGATGTTTGAAGATAATGGATTTAAAAATCTTGTTATTGTTAGAGATCATATTGATCTCTTACCTAAACCAGCCATTACTCTTAGTTTTGGTGATAAATGAAAACATTAGAAGAATTTTCTAAATTGGTAGAAATCTTTATTAAAAAAGATGATGACGATGTACGTAAAGAAATTGAATCTTATTACAAATATTATTGGATTAAGTATTTGATAGCATTACATCTACAACCTTATTCAATAAATGAAATAGGTGTTAGGGCTGGATATAGTGCGATTTCTTTTTTAACTGCATGTCCAGAAGCAACATATCATGGATATGATGCTTATGTTAATAGAGATGGAGGTAAAGATCTTTCATTTGGATATAAAGAATATGCTGAAGGATTGTTAAAAACCATTTCTGATAAAACAATCATAGAAATTGTTGATACTCAAAAATGTGAATTTATTTTTCCAGATGCAGACTTATGTCATATAGATGGAGACCATACTTACAATGGAGCGATGAATGATTTAGAATCTTGTAAAAGAAATTGTAAGATCAAGATTATTTTAGTGGATGATTATGATTTTATTTCTACAGTCAAACAAGCAACAGACGATTTTATTAAAAAATATTCTTTATATTATAAAATCATTCATGGATTAAGAGGTGAAGCGATCATTGCTGAAAAAGAAGAAGATTTACTTTGGGTTGAAGAATTAGAAAGAAGGATAACATGCAAACCATAGTTGCTCTTTCTCTTCAGGATCTTTATAGAAGTGTGTTGACTACGATCATCAAAGAAGGTAAAGAAGTAGAAGTTCGCGGTCTTATGACTAAAGAGATTCATCCATGTTTGATGCACATAACTGACCCTAAAAAGCGTACACTTCTCTATCCTAAACGTGGGAATAACCCTTTTGCGACTTTGGCCGAGACTTTATGGGTATTAGCTGGAAGGAATGATATAAAATTTCTTTCTATGTTTCTTCCTCGTGCTGCTGATTTTAGTGATGATGGTGAAGTTTGGAGAGCAGGTTATGGACCACGAATAAGAAAGTGGTATGGTTTTGATGATAATGGAAATGCAAAGGAAGTAGACCAAATTGAATTTGTAATAAAACAATTATTGAAAGATCCAAATTCAAGACAGGCTATAATTAGTATTTGGGATCCTGCTAAAGAAGATACGGTTGAAAAGACCAAGGATTTCTGTTGCTGTAATTGGATACATTTTATGATACGTGATGGTGCTTTGGATTGTACAGTTGTGGTGAGATCGAATGATGCGATCTGGGGATTGAGTTCGATAAACGTCTACGAGTGGACAGTTCTCCAGGAAATTCTTGCGAATGTATTGGGAGTAAAGGTTGGTCAATATTATCATATGTCAGATTCTTTGCACTTATATCAAGACGTTGGAAAAAATAATAATTGGGAATCTGCAAAGAATATGGCAGAAGCATATATTAGATTACCAGAACTTCCTACTTTTGAATTTGCTAGACACAGTTTCTGTGATGGCAAAAAAGTAACATCAGATCCAATTGTAGAATTAAATATTTATTTGTCAGCTATAGAAAATTGTTGTAATGTATTGTGTGATAATAAAAATGGATATTATACTGAATTTAAAGATCTACAACAGATATACTATTTACTAGAATGGTATGTAAAGAAAGACATATCAAAAGATACTTGGAAAGATGTTATGAATTTAATACCATTTTGTGACCTCAAAGTCGCTTGTAATTATTGGATCCACAAAAATATATTCAAAGAAAAAGATACTGGTCAAGATTTAATTGATAAATGTATTGATGAATGCAAGATGTAGTTTATATAAGTGCTTGATGTACAACAGGTTAGTCTCGGAGATAACAATGTTTCATTACGAGAATTGTGAACACATCAGTGATGGATTATTTAAAACAAAACTTCCACAAAAAACTTGTTTCATAAAAGAAAGATTTGAATTAGAAAAGAAAACTATAGATCTATTGAGAGCATTAAAACCTAATTTTGGATATGATGGATTTGGCGAATTTCTTTTTTATAGAACATATAGTAGGATTAAAGAAAATAATCAGAATGAAAATTGGGCAGATTGTGTTATTCGAGTTACGAATGGTGTAATGTCAATCCGTAAAGATTGGCACCTTAAAAATAATATCTGTTGGGATGAAACTAAGTATCAAGATTTTGCTAAACATCTTGCATTTGGTATGTTTAATATGCATTGGCTTCCACCAGGACGCGGATTGTGGTCGATGGGTACAGATTATGTTTATGATACAGGATCTATGAGTCTATTTAATTGCGGTTTTGTTTCTTTAAATGATATACCAAATAATCTACATTGGATGATGGACGCTTTGATGAATGGAGTAGGTGTTGGATTTGGGATAGATAAAAATTCTAACTTAACATACGGTATGCCTTTAGAAAATAAGAATATAAAAATAATTATCGATGATTCAAGGGAAGGTTGGTGTGATTCAGTAAAAATATTGCTTGAAAGTTATATGATTCCTGGACACCCAACAGTTGCTTTTGATTATTCGTTAATTAGAAAGGCCGGTTTACCTATAAAAAGATTTGGTGGCATATCTTCAGGACCAGGACCTTTGATAAAACTTCATGAAAATATAAAGAAATATTGTTCAAAATATTTACATTTGGGAAATGACGATTATTCTTCTACGATGTTTAAAGCAGATTTAGCTAATTTTATTGGATGTTGTGTTGTAGCAGGAAATGTGAGGCGTAGTGCAGAGATAGCTATAGGTTCGATAGATGATACGGATTTTTTGAATTTAAAAAACTATGAAGATGATAAATTTGCCTATCGTAAAGAACATGGATGGATGGCTAATGATACAGTGCGTCTTTTATGTGCAGAAGATTTTGAAAAATTAGATGAAGTAGCTGAATCTATTTTGATAAGAGGAGAACCCGGATATTTAAATCTAATGAATGTAAGAAATTGGGGTAGAGTAGGTAAAGATGATAAGGTGCAACCTGATGAGGCAGTAGGTTTAAATCCGTGTGGAGAAGTCCCGTTAGAAAGTTATGAGACGTGCAATCTTTCAGAATCTATACCAACAAGGTGTAGAAATGTAGATGAATGGTATGATGCCTTGAGATATGCAACTTTCTATTGTTCTACAGTCAATTTATTACCTACACATAGACAAGAAACAAATTCTATTATATTTAAGAATAGAAGGATTGGTGTGGCACTAATGGATTTTGTTGGTTGGAAACATACGTATGGAGTTTGTAAAGTAACAAGATGGATGCGTGAAGGTTACAAAGTGGTAGAAAAAACTAATAGAGAATTAGCTATTGAAGCAGGTATTCGTGAAAGTATTCGTAAAACTACAGTTAAACCCGGTGGGACCGTCCCCAAACTTACTGGTAAATCAAGTGGAATTGGTTATCCTAATTTTAAGATTATGAAGCGTCGTGTAAGAATACAAATGAATTCTCCTATTCATAAATTCTTAGTAGCACACAATGTGCCTCATGAAAAGGATTTATATTCTGATAATACTGAAGTATTTGAATTTGCTGTTAAGAGTGATTGTCCAAGAGAAGCTAAAGATGTTTCTATTTGGGAACAAGCAATGAATATAGTTTTAGTTCAACGAGAATGGGCTGATAATGCTGTTTCTAATACAATATGTTTCAAACCTAAATGGGTATTGATAAAAGAAAGATGTATGTGTGATCCTAGTCTTAAAGATATTGTAGATTTACTCGAAGAGATGGTAACCGAATTTGGTGTTACAGAGCCAGATAATTACTATGGAATATGGGAAACATTTGATTATGATTGTTCACATAAAATGATAGCTGACATAGATGATAAGAAAATTGTAGTAAAGATATTTGAATTTAATCCAAAACATGAAGAGGATGAAATAGAATCTGTACTGTCTTCAATAGCACCACTAACAAAATCTATTTCTATGTTACCTCATACTTCAGAAGGAGTTTATAAACAGATGCCTGAAGAAGAAATGACAGAAGAAGAATATCAGAATTGGAAAAAGTCAGTTATACCGTTTGATTGGAATAAATTGCAAAAATATCAAGCATTAGGTGAAAAGTTTTGTGATAGTGATAGATGCTCTGTATAGGTTTTGTGAAGTAGGTCACTTTTGAAAAGGAGAATGTGATGCGAAATTGGTTTTGGTTGATTCCACTGTTGGTTGTTGGTGCAGTAATTGGAGCTGAAGTTGTTACTCCTACTCCTGTTGTTGAAGATAAGGGTTCAACGTTCCTTACTCTTCTTTCTCATTTGATGGAAATTATTGTAGCTGGTTTGACTGCCGTATTGGCTTGGTTTGTGAAGTGGATTATTGGTAAGTCAAATATGGATCAAGCACACAAGGATGCAATTA